ACTACATAAGAAAAGATTTAGTTTAGCTTTCCAAGGTGGATTTGATGGTGTTAACCCAGCTACTCCAGTAAACGTTGGAAAAGACTTATCAAATGTAAATACATTCGGAATGAGTTTTGCTAGTACTACAGCAGACGGGTACAAAGCCTACAAAAAAGCTTTAGATACTGTAACTAATCCAGATGAAATAGATATTAACCTTATAGTTCTTCCAGGTGTACTTTCTCAAAATGCATCTAATATTGTAGATAAAGTAATTACAGTATGTGAAGATAGAGGTGATTGTTTCTACATATTTGATGGTGTTAACTCATTGAATGGAGATAACGTACTAGCAGCAACAGCACAAGCTGCAATATATGACACTAATTATGCTGCTCAATATTATCCTTGGGTTAAAATACTTGATGCAACAGTTAATAGATTTGTATGGGTACCGCCTTCAGTTGTAATACCTGGAGTATACTCGTACAATGATAAAGTTGCCTTCCCATGGTTTGCTCCTGCAGGATTAAACAGAGGTAGTTTAGGTCAGGTATTAGACGTATACACAAGATTAACTCACGCAGAGAGAGATGATTTATATGAAGCTAAAGTTAATCCAATTGCAGTATTCCCTAGTACAGGTGTTTGCGTTTGGGGTCAAAAAACTCTACAAACTAAACCATCAGCATTAGACAGAATTAACGTAAGAAGACTGTTAATTAAACTTAAGAAATTTATAGCTTCTTCTACAAAATACTTAGTATTCGAAAATAACACTACAGCAACAAGAAATAGATTCTTAAATATTGTTAATCCATATCTTGAAACTGTACAACAACAGCAAGGATTATATGCATTCAAAGTTATTATGGATGAATCAAATAATACTCCAGATGTTGTAGACAGAAATCAAATGGTCGGTGAAATATTCTTACAGCCTGCAAAAGCTGCTGAATTTATCATAATAGACTTTAACATTATGAGAACTGGTGCATCATTCGAAGAATAAAATTTAGCGAAGATGATATTTATATATAAGAGGAGAAATAAAACATGGCAAATCTAGTCGATCCAAATGAAATAATGTTCACGGCCTTTGAGCCAAAACAGCAAAATAGATTTATATTCTACGTTGATGGTATACCAGCATATCTAATACGTACAGCTGCTAGACCAAAATTAGCAACTGAAGCATTAGAATTACAACACATGAATGTATCAAGATACGTGAAAGGTAAAACTACATGGGAAACAATTGATTTAGTATTATATGACCCAATTGTACCTTCAGGTGCTCAAGCTGTTATGGAATGGGTACGTTTACACCACGAATCAGTAACAGGTAGAGATGGTTATGCAGACTTCTATAAGAAGGACGTAACAATCAACGTACTTGGACCTGTAGGTGATAAAGTAGAAGAATGGACAGGTAAAGGTGCAATGATTACTGCAGCAGACTTTGGAGCAATCGACTGGACACAAACTGCCGCTGCTAATGAAATTACCGTAACTATCCAATGTGATTACTGGATACTACAGTACTAATAGTATAATTTATTATATAATTTTAAGAAATCCCTTACAAATAGTTTGGGATTTTTTATTGTTTTTTGCAGGAAATATATATTTATATATGTTATGAATAAAACACTAATGGAGATAGAGTTATGTCAAAAGAAGTAAATCCGGATTATCCTGGAAATAAACAAAGATTATCAGACGAAGAATTAAAGAATCAAGTTATTCGAGACGCAGCGCCTGAAGTTAAAAAACAAGCACAATCGGAAAGAAAGTTTCCAACAGAAATTATACCTTTACCATCAAAAGGAATGCTATACCCAAAGGATAGCCCTCTTTCAGAAGGTAATATAGAAATAAAATATATGACTGCAAAAGAGGAGGATATTCTTACTTCTCAAAACCTAATAAAAAATGGTACTGTTATTGATGTATTATTGAGAAATTTAATAGTTAGTCCTATAAATTACAATGATTTACTTGTAGGTGATAAAAATGCTGTTATGATTGCAGCAAGGGTGTTAGCTTATGGAAAACAGTATGATGTAGAATTACAAAACCCATCTACTGGTGAAAAACAAAAAGAGGTTATTGACCTAACTCAATTTGAAGCTAAAGAATTTGACGAATCTTTATATAATAGTGGCGAAAATAAGTTTGAATACAAGCTTCCTGCCTCTAAAAGAACTATAGAATTTAAGCTTTTAACTCATGGAGATGAAAAGAAAATTCAAGATGAAATTAAAGCTGCAAAAAAATCTAGACGAAAAATAAACGGTGTTAACCCAGAGTTAAGTACTAGATTAAAGTATATGATTCTATCTGTTGATGGAGAATACGACAGATTAGCTATTTCTAAATTTGTTGATAATGAATTTCTTTCTAGAGATTCTTTAGCATTCAGAGCATATATCGATGAAGTATCTCCTGATATAGATTTAGATTATACATTCTTTGGTGAAGATGATGGTGAAGAGTACACCGTTAAAATGCCAATGTCCGTTCAGTTTTTTTGGCCTAGGGTCTGATTACAGGCCCATTCTACATAATTCGCTATTCGATATAGCGTATCATTCCAATGGGGGTTTCACCTGGGATGCGGTATACGAAATGCCTGTCCATCTAAGAAGATATTACTTGAAAAGACTTCATGATGTAAAGAAGAAAGAACAAGAAGAAATGGATAAGGCAAAAAGTAAATCAAAAGCTCCAAGAATGCCTACTAGAAGACGATAAAAAACCCCAATATTCTGATATTTATATACGTAATAATATAAACGTTAGGAGATGACATATGTCAAAAAACAGCAAACAAAAAATCAAAAAGATAGTTTCTGAAGAGGTACAGAAAGTAATCAAAGAAGACAACGTTTTGGTTAAATTACTTAATGGAATACTAAGTAAAATGCAAGCAGGTGCCAAGAGAAGGGCTATAAAAAAGTTCTTAAATACCAAAGAAATGCAGGATTTAATGAGGTCTGACTCTCCTGCTGCAGATAAATACAATTCATTATATGATAAAATGTTAAAGAAATATAGTTAGTAGATAGACTATGGCTAAAAAGTTTACAGCAAAAGACCAGCAGGCATTAAACGCGCAAGCAAAAGAATATGGTAAGATTCTCCAAGCAAATCAAGCCAAGGTGGATACTATGTCTCAAAAGTATGACTCTTTTGCTGATAAACGTAAAAAAGAAGCTAAAGACTATCTAAAATCTCTACAAGCTGCAGAAAAAGCATTAGACACTATAAATAATAACTACTCAGAGATACTTGATAACCTACAATCTGCCCAAGATGCCGCTAAGGAACAGGCAAACTACCAAAGAGAAATAGAACAGGCGGGACATAGTTTAACTAAGATTATGGGTGACTTTGCTAAACAGCAAGAGGAAAGTATACTAAATGCTGCAGCACTAAGTGATTATTCGGTAACAGAAACACAGGCTAAATTAGCTCAAGCAGCATTAGATAAAGGAAGATTAGCTGTTGGACAGTCCATATCTGCACTAATATCACTAGATGCACAAATGTTAACTGACGTAGTTGATAGTAATATAGATATTGGTAGCTTAATGGAAAGTCAAGACCAAATTCTAACAGAAATGGCTCAAACCCACCAAGATGAAATATCTGCTCTTGAACAATTAAACGCTTCAGAAGAAGAAATACTGGCTAAAAAAATAGAACAAAAAGCAGAAGAGGACGAAATTCTAATCCTAATGGAGGGACAAGTAGATAAGGCAAAGGAACTAAATGATAAACTATCAGAAAAAAATGCCTTAGGAATAGAATATAGAAAGATTCTAGGTCAACAACAAGAAAGGCTGAATGAACAGCAAAAGGCCATGAACGACTTAAAGGATAAAATTTCAGACTATGTTGGAATGTTCAGTAATCCTCAACTTTTAATATTTACTGCTGGAAAATGGCTATTAGACCAAATAGGACTTGCTAGAGAATTTGCAAACGAAATGGGTACCGGTATGGGCTTTGCTACAGAAATGACAGCACAGTCAAAACTTATTGCTCTTGAATTTGCTGGTATGGGAATAAAAGCTGAAGACGTTGTAAATGCTCAAAAAGCCATGCTTAACCAATCATTCCAGCTTTCAGAGGTGAATCGTGAAAATGTAAAAAATGTAACGTTATTAGCTGATAGATTTGGTTTAGGTTCAGAAACGGCAGCCAAATTTGTTAAAAACTTAAACGAAATGGAAGAAAGTACTGGTACAACAGCTGAAGAGGCAGCACAATTCTTAAAAGGAATGGCAGAAGTAAACAATCTTGCTCCAGGTCAACTAATGGCAGTTGTGGCAGATAATACTGAACAATTTTCTAGGTTTGGTAAAAGAGGTTTTGAAGAAATGACCAAGGCAGCAATTGCAACAAAGAAATTAAATGTTGAGTTTAGTTCACTTCTCTCTGCAGGTAAAGGAATGCTTGACGTAGAATCATCTTTACAGGCTGAAATGGAAGCAAGCGTACTTATAGGTAGAGAATTAAACCTTAATGCAGCTAGACAAGCATATAACTCTGGAAACATGTTAGAGTTTACAAAAGAAATAACCAAACAGGCCGGTTCATTAGCTGATTTCCAAGATATGAGTGTGATAAAACAAGACTCACTTGCCGCGGCTTTAGGTATGACCACTGAAGAATTAGTTAATATATTGGAAAACCAAGGAAAAATAAATGATATAACGGATGAAGGCGCAGATGCAGTAAAAAAGATTTCTGAAGAACAATCATTACAAGACCCATGGTACATGAGAACATTATCTTTTCTAGGAGAACACGCAACTATGGCAGCTACTGTAGCTAGTAGTTTTGGAGGATGGAGCAAAATGTTAGGTCCTGTAGGAGGACTGTTGGGTGGTATAGGTAAAAAAATAGGAGGAATGATACCTGGCCTAAATAAGTTAACGGGAGCAGGGGCTGGACCACTAACCAAAGCTGGTAAACCAGATATGAGGTTTAAGGTAAATAAAGAAAAATTCGGTGGAGCTGCTAAACCAGATCTGCCAAAAGCAAAGGCGCCTACTATGCCAGACACTAAAGGTGGTGGTCCTGGAGCTAAAGGCGGCGTTATGGATAATATTGGTAAAATGGATATGAAAAAAGCAATGCAAGGTGCAGCTGCAATGATTCTAGTTGCCGCTGCTGTATTTGTATTTGCAAAGGCTGTACAGGAATTTATGAAAGTTAGTTGGGAAGCTGTTGGTATGGCTGTTGTATCAATGTTAGCTCTGGTCGGAGCAGTCGCCTTACTAGGGGCAATAATGATGTCAGGTGTAGGGGCAGCTGCAATTATAGCCGGCGCTGCAGCAATGTTAATAGTCGCAAGCGCAATGTATGTTTTAGCTCACGCTTTGAAAGTTGTAAGTGAAGCTATACCTAATTTCTTATTACTGATTCCTATGCTACCTCAACTTGCAATGGGAATGATGATGATGTATCCTGCAATACCTGCAATGTTCTTAATGGCTCCAGCACTGATAGCTATGGGATTAGCATTAGGAGCGGCATCGGTTGGATTCTTATTGTTTACTGCAGCTGGAGGAGCAGAATCATTACTTGCCATGTCAGAAGCTTTAGCCCCATTGGCAGAATTAGGCGAAGGCCTATTAATGGGTGGAGCAGGAATAGCTGCACTAGGAGTAGGAATTATTCCACTAGCAATAGGAATGTTATTATTAGGCCCAATGGTGCCTATGTTTATGATGTTTGCGACTGCAATAACAATGATGATAGAACCTTTAACCATATTGGCAACACTACTCGAACCTCTAACAGGAATGGGAATGGTGTTGGCTCAATTAGGAATGGGCTTTGCGGCTCTTGGTGTAGGATTTATTCCAATGGCTGTTGGATTAGCTTTGATTACTCCACTATTACCTACTTTATTTGCATTGGAAAAATTAGGATTACTTGGTAGTATTAAAACAGCTGAAGCAGATTTAGAAGCAGCAGAAAATGAAGAAGAAAGTGAAGGTGGTGGAGGTAGAGGCAGTGCTATGGGTAATGCTATGATGATGGCTAAATTGGATGAACTAATTTCGGCAGTTAAATCTGGCGGTACTATTAACTTAGATGGAAGAAAGGTTGGAGAAGTTTTACACCTTGGTAAAGGACCTGTAGGAGCATAATATGGCTGAAACACCAAATATAAGTAAGTTTGAAACAGTTGATTTAGCGGCATTCTATAGTAAGAATGGTAGTGAATTTTCTAATATTGGTCCTGCTCCTGGGCAATTTGATTTTACTAGTCCTAATGTAGATACAAATACAGATAAAACTCCAGTTTCAAAATTAGCACAAATGGTTCAAGAACCTAGTTCTTTTGGTCCAACTCCAGAAAAATCTACGCAAGATATTAGTACACTAGCATCAACACCGCAAAAAACTACTCAGGAACCAATTCCATTTGGAGCAACTCCAGAAAAAACTGCACCAAACGTTAGTGCTTTAGCTGCAACACCAAGAAAAACTACTCAGGAACCAATTCCATTTGGAGCAACTCCTGAAAAAACAACACCTGAAGTATCAGCATTAGCTGCAACTTTACAAAAAACAACACAAGAACCAATTCCATTTGGTCCAACTCCAGAAAAAAGTACTGTTGAAGTATTTCCCCTACCGGCTAGTCCTGAAAAAATAGGAATAGAAGCTACATCATTTACTTTTAGTCCAGCGTTTGTGGGTACAACTGTTTCTGCTTTTGGTTTTGTTCCAGGCTTTACAACTCCTGATTTATCAATAGTAAATGGTACTCCAGATATAGACGCAACAGGATTTACCAAGGAAATGCAGTCTACACAATTTACAGGTATTAGTGGACAAGCTTTTAATAGTCCTAGAACTTCAACTCAACTAGGATTCGTTGATGGTAAATCTCCTCATCACGAAGGATTTTCTCCAAATCAAACTTATCCTAATTCTTTATATACTGGAATTAGTGGAACTGAATTTAGCAGTCCTGGAGTTCTTAATTCTGTACAAAAAATACATAATGGTATAGCAGATATAGATGCAATAGGATTTATAGCAAAAAAGAAACACTTAGGCCCTACAGATTATACAGGCGTAACTGGTGATCCAGGTACAATGCAATATAAAATGGCAACCGTTAACGCAGGAAATACCTCAACCTGGACTAGGATGCAATATAACGATAAGGTTGGTGGAAGACCTCCTTTTGGATTAAATAATCAAGATGATATAGCCCAAACAGGGTTTACTACAGCTCAAAGACACAAAGATGCAAGTGGT